CCTGTTTTGTTCCTAATGATATATTCTTTCACACGTGCTTTCTTTGGAGCACTCACCGTGCTACTGTCCAACCACTGATCAAAGTCTTTACCAAGATTGTCTAATCCTGTGTCCACTTTGCTGTTCACGTAGGTGTACAAAATGTTTGGCAAATCGGTAAGTTTAAGTTCAGTTAATTTTCCTTTGTTTAAAAACATATCAATAGCACCTGCATTTTTTCTCACTTCTGCGTCTGCAGATTGTAACATTGCTGTATCAACATTACCAGGATGTGTTTTTGTTGACGGTGGCAGTGCTAACAGTCCGTTGTCTTTGAAAAGATTTGTGTCTTTAAGAGGACTGATTGTTCCTTGTTCATTAATCACATGGTGTATCACAACACCCACTTTACTGTTTGCAATTCTTTTGCCTATGATACTGTTGGCATCTACACTGTACTCAACCACATTAGGTTTAAAAACAAATCTACTGCCTTCTTTTTGTGGTTGTTGGAAATATAACATATCACCTACAAAGTATCCTTGAAAATTATCAGGCATTGATTGTTGCACTGTTGGAAATGCTTGTTTCATTTTCATACTGTATTGTGCATAAGATTTTCTTTTTGCAGTATCTTTGGCTCTGCTCATAATCATGGATTCTAAATCATCTGCATTAGTGCTCTTGCCATCATAGTTTTTTGCATTGAATCCTGCTTTGTCTGTGAATATAAATTCATTGTTAGGATTGTTTCCAAACACAACTGCTGGTGAACCATCCCACTTGATTGACACACCTTGTTTGCCACTTGCAATATTTTTTAACATATCAATTGCTTTTAAGGCACCTTGGTGTCCATGAAACAATATCAAATCTTCTGCGTGTTGTATTCTTGCTGATTCTACGATAGGTTTACATTTGCCAGACGTTTTTTTAAATTCTACTAATTTCATACTGGGATCCTGTCCAATAAATTTCTAAACCATACAGTTGTACCTGCAACTATGTGCTCTGGAAGTTTCTTTCCTATCTTATCAAAACTGTCTTTGGCGTCTGCAATAAGATTAGCAAAGTCTGTTCTGTTTTTAATTTTTGCATGTATGGTTTCAACTGTGGACAAGTCTTTTGCTACTGCACCTTTACCTAACAACAACTCCGCAATTTTATCAGGCTCTTTTGTGATAACTTCATTTGTTTCTCTATCCATCAAACCTGATTTAAAACTCCATTTCATGCCTTGTGCTTTTGCCACACTGGCTAACATCACGTGTCTATCACTGCCTTTAAATTGACTACCAACAGTTCCACTCAAACTAAATTTCATCCATTCAGGATCTCCAAACATAAAATCTGTTTGTACATTTCCATTTTTAATATTGCCTTGGATAGGAGTTTTAAAGTGTACACTCACTCCGCTTTTTTTGATGTGCTCTGCTGGATCCATATTCTTTGATCTCAACCATCCAGATAGTTTTGCAATCAATTGTTCTTTGTTGATTTTGTTTTGATCAACAGCAAGGTCAATATCTCCAGATGATGGAGCAAGTCCTGTTGTACCAAGTTTGTGATCAGTAAGTTCTAAGCCTGTGATTGTTTCCAGCCATTGAATTGTTGGCTCTACATCGACTCTATTAATTCGGATAGTGCCCGGCTGTCCATCTTGTGTTTTAAAGATGTTGCCACCTTCATTAATTCTTTTTTTCATCAATTATCTTCTTAATTCCAACTTTAAATTTTTTAGGATCACCATTACGGATACTGTTTATGAAACGTCTTTCTAGTTCAACTGCTGTTTCTTCTGGGTAATGACTCTGTATCACACCTAGTAAGTTTACAGCACTTTCAATAAGATTACTGCCAGTTGTTTCCAAAAAGTGTTCAGTGTTTCTGCTTTCTGAAATCCGGTTCAGTTCATCCAATATCGAACGTGTTTTTTTCTTCATAAATGACTCTTTTTCACTATTTACCGTATATAAGTCAGAAATGGAACAGGATAAAGCATTAGTGAACAGTATAACATAAACTTTATGTGTTGTCAACAACCAAAAAAAGCAAGGTATATGGGCCATAGATAAATACCTACATAATAATTTATGGATTTTTTAACATTTGTATCAGAAGTAGGGTTTCCAATAGCAGGTGCAGTTGCATCAGGAATCTTCATCTTTATCATATTGCGTTTCATATTAGCCACAGTGACAGGCTCTGTATGTGGTTTGAAAAATATAATTCAAAGTTTGGACAACAGAGTTCAAACAATGAACAATGATTTAATAAAAATAGATACCTTGCTGTCCCATATAGAAGGTGTAAAACCTAATGTGGATAGAATAGCCGCTAACGAAGGAAAAGAAGACGCAAGGAAAGACTAATGACTGTAGAACTAGCCAACGCAATTAAAGAATTTGGATTTCCAATCATAGCCGCATTTGGACTAGGTTACTTTGTCTACTACGTGTGGATATGGGTAACTAAAGAAATCAAGCCTGTGCTTTCAGATGCAAACAGAACATTGATTGGTTTAATAGATAGAATTAGAATGCTAGACAATGATATGATCAGATTGACTCAAAAATTGAATATGTTGCTAGAACAAAAAGAAAAAGAAAAGAATAACAAATCCAAAAAATAACTATTTTACAGTAAACACTTTAATTTTTTCAGTTTTGCCTTTGACTTTAATTGTGCCCAAACTGTGAAACTTGAACCCATCTGTTTGAACTTTTGTTTTTTCACCTACCACAAGTGTACTGCCTAATTCTTTTGAACTGCTCTCCAATCTACTTGCTAGATTGACATCATCTCCTATCACAGAGTAATCAAATCTTTGTTCGGATCCCATGTTACCCACCAAGGCCTCACCTGTGTTAATACCTATACCTATCTTGATCTCTGGCAACTTTTCTTTCTTTAATTCTTTGTTAAGGCGTTTCAATTCCTTTTGCATTTCAATGGCACTCTTCACTGCTCTGTTGGCATGGTCTTTGATATCTAATGGTGCGTTCCAGAATGCCATGATACAATCGCCCATGAACTTGTCTATGGTTCCACCATTGCTGATGATAATGTCAGTCATTCGTGTTAAGAATCTGTTGATCAGTTTTGTAAGTCCTGCAGGATTGCCTTTGTATTTTTCACTGATTGGAGTAAAGCCACGTATGTCTGAAAACATAAATGTCATTGTTCTTGTTTCTCCACCCAGTTTCAATAGTCCAGGATCTTTCTGCAGTTTTGCTACCATGTCAGGTGCTAGGTAGTGTTCAAACTGTTTTTTAATTTGTTGTCTTAATCTACTTTGTGTAGCAAAATTATTGAATGTCAAGTGTGCCCAAGTGATTGAAAGCAATAGCACTGCCCAACTGGCATCAGCCATCACATTCATTGAGGAGTACATATACCAACTTGCATAACTGATACTGCTGACACTCAACAACAGTATTCCAGCAGTCCATAACACATTTAATCTAGGCACAATGATTAAAAATATCAACAACAAAATAGTTGTGCCTATTATTTCATATAGATTTAAATTGTTATCTCTTTGTAAATCTGTTTTCGTCGCAATAGTATCCATGGCTTGAACGGATATTTGCATATCAGTCATTAAACCTAAAGGAGTGTCTTTGAGTGTGCTTAACCCAGCGGCATTTAAACCAACAACAACTATTTTGTTTGTTAGGTCTATATCATTTGTCATTAATTCATTTACACTTATAGTTGGAATAGTGTTAGGGTCTGCAAAATTTATATTGATCATCGCATTTGAATTTGGTCTAATAACAAATTGTCTATTAAGATAAATTTCTCTTACTCCGTCTTGTGCTGTGACAACCTTGTATGCACGTCCATTCATTACTACTCTCAATGTTTCAAGTATTTGTGCAGGCACTACACCTTGGTCTGTGTTTACAAGTAATGGTTGGCTTCTTACTGTGCCGTCGATAGATGGAATCATAATGTTGACTCCTACACCCTTTGCACTGTCTAAAAATATAGGAAGATTGTTTACTACACCTAGGAAATTAAACAGCCAACCTTTTGGGTCTGCACCTTTGTACATTATGTTTGGTTTTTTAATTTTTCCGTCAGTGGCACTATTTTTGACACTGTACATCAGCACAGCATCACCTACATTAAAAAATTGTGCCAAGGTCTGGTCATTGTCAGGAATCAATAATAGTTTATCTTTTAGTTCTGTAGGTAAGTTTTGCGTTTCAACAAACGAACTAGCATTTAATCTGTCTGGTTCGCTGAATAGAATATTATATTGCACTGTGTTTGCTTTTTGATTTATAATGCGTTGATGTATTTCTGCAACAAAATTTCTACTCCAAGGCCATTGCCCATACTTTGTGAGATCCTCTTCTGTGATTTCTACAATAACAAAATGATTGGAAGTAATTGTTCTAGGTTGAATTTGTTGATAGTAGTCAAAAGTTTTAAGCCTTAATATTTTAAGTGGCTCTACGTCATACACTCTTAAACCCACACCGATCATCACTGTGATACACACTATCCATATGCTTGTTAATATTTTCATTGTTGTTTAATTCCCATTACTTCTCTTAAGTTTTCTTTGAAAGTTTTGCCATTACCCCAATCCATTAATGCAATTAAACTGCATATAGGAAACGTCATTATGTAAAATATAGGTGTAACAAGTAGGTAAACAATTATCCATTTAAAAAATTTACTCACCCTAACTCCTTTAGTCCTTCCAATATGCCAATAGATATGCCAAAGAACAGTGAAAGACCTAACAAAATCACAGGACTTAATAACCACAAGTACCAGTAATAACGGAATATGTTTTGTCCTCTTGATAATCTTATTTTTCTTTGGTCAAGGAACCAATGCACTATTCTTTTAATAAAATTCTTTACGTGTTGGTTTACAAATTTTGCCAGTACCCAACGCACCATTCTCATAACAATCAGTATAGGAGAACTTAATACATCAAACACAATCAAGAAAACGTCTACACTTGCGTCTACAATATTATCTGCTGTGGCGGCTTTCTTCCATCTTTCTTTAATTGTAGGTTTCTTATCCATTAACCTCCTCCGAATCCAGTCCAGTTCCAAGGATCTTTGTATTTGTCTATCTCAGATTTATGAGGCTTGGCAATACATCTAATGCAAAGTCCAACAAATATTCCTATCAAAAACCAAGTTAACATTATCTCTCCTGTAGTGCTTGTCCTATGCTGTTGTGGAAAGGTGTTGTGACGTAACTCAATATTGTCCGTTCACCAGTAAGCACGAACACGTGTACTTGAACACCTGGCACCAGTTTGTACTGCATATCTCCGTTGGCAAAAATTTGTGAATCTAATTCTAATTCTATCTCGTAGTAGGACATTGTCTCTCCTTGTACAGCATCCGGAGATATTGAAATCAGTTTTGCTTTGATAGGTAGATATGTGAATGCTTCACTGCTTGCCAGTTTAATTTTTGCAGATTGTCCTATTTCAATATATCCTCTGTCCTTGACTTGCAGTTGTCCTTGCACTATTAATTTTTGATCCAAAGGAACAAGTATAGCAAGGGCATCTCCTTGTTTGACAACAGAGCCTGGATTTTTGTATGTGAGTTCTTGTATTCTGCCATCTATGTTTGCTTTGATATAGTAAGGCTCATATCCAACTCCTGGATTGATTGTGATTATGATATCGCCTTTGTTCACAACGGCTCCTTGTTTGTAATGAACTTTTACAATCTCTCCTGTTACCATTGTGCCTAATTTTGTAATGTTCTTCTCTGGTATCACCATACCATTGGCTACTGTGGTTATATCAACCTTGGCTTGCCATGCCCACACAAACAGTGTTACAAATAAAGTTGTCAACAATACAAAGAACTTATTGTTTGATGAAACTGAAGATTTCTGCTGTTGCTCTATCACGTCTTGCTAATGCCTCCTTTGCTTTCGAATATTTGTTGGCACCTTGCAGTGCTCTTGCCGCCAATATGTTTGAACCTATCAGTAGTCCCACGTCCAGTGTACCTGCAATTATCTGCATGGCACCCACTGAC